GTGCGACATTCCAGGATGAAGTTCTGGGATCAGAGCGCGGGAAGTTATTCAGGCAAGGCGGTTTAAGCATCGATAGTTTTTCCGATGATATGGGCCGACAGTATTCCCTGGATGAGTTGAGATTGCTGGAGCCAGTGGCGTTTGAACGCGCTGGTGTATGATTCTTAACATTTTTGCTACAATTCACAGAATGCTGCGGGGCAGCTTAAAAAGTACGGGGTACTAACATGATCGAATATCAAGTGGATAGCATTGAAGACCTGGATGAATCTGTCCAGGGGCTGTATGAGCAAGACGGCGACAAGTTTGTTTTGAAAGTCACCGGGATGCCGCAGCCAGAGGACACAACAGGGCTGAAAAACAAAGTCGAACAGTTGATGGATGAAGCGAAGGAAGCAAAGCGCAAAGCCAAGCAACTTGAAGAAATGAAAGCCCAGCAGGAAGAAGATATCGCCAAGGAAAAAGGCGAATTTAAAACTCTTTGGGAGCAAGCCCAGACCAGGCTGGCCGAAAAAGACAATGAACTGAAAGAATTTACTGGTAAAATACAGCAAAAGGATATCGATTCGGCATCTGCGCAGATTGGTGCGCGGCTGGCCAAGTCAGATACCAAGCGAGCCGAGGTATTGAGCGACTACGCTTCAAAGTATGCCCGGCATGATGGTGAGCGTGTACAGTTTTTAATTGGCGGCATGGAAGTTGATTCTGCCGCTTTAATGGATCACTTAAAGAAAGAATTTCCATTTTTAGTGGACGGCTCAAGCGCGACCGGGGGTGGTGCATCGAGTTCATCAAGCAGCGGGGCTGCGAAACAAATCAGTCGCTCTGAATTTGATCGAATGACTCCAGACAGGAAAATGTCATTCATCAAAGACGGGGGCGCAATCGAAGATTAATCCCGACAAGGACTTTTTATCATGGCTAATACTCTTACAAACTTAACACCAGATTTATACGAGGCTCTTGATACAGTCTCGCGTGAACTGGTTGGCTTGATCCCGTCTGTGACTCTGAACGCATCTGCTGAAAGAGCCGCAAAGGGCCAAACTATCCGCAGCGCAGTTGCTCCCGCAGCCGCAGCCGCTGATATCACTCCAGCGCAGAAGGCTCCCGATACTGGCGATCAGACTATCGGCAACAAGACTCTGAGCATCGACAACTCTCGCGGCGTGGCAATTCGCTACAACGGCGAAGAGCAGCGCGGTCTGAACGCAAATGGCCCTGGCTACCAGAATGTTCTGCGTGATCAGTTTGCTCAAGCAATGCGCACTCTGTGCAACGAAGTCGAGACTGACATCGCTGATCTGTATGCAAGCGCTTCTCGCGGATACGGTACTGCTGGCACTACTCCATTCGGCACTGCTGGTGATTTCACAGACGCATCTTCTGCTTTGCAAATCCTGAAAGACAACGGCGCACCGCTTACTGGCAATCAGTTGGTTGTTAGTTCAGCAGCTGGCGCGAATATGCTTGGTCTGCAAAGCCGCGTTGACGTACAGGGTAACGACTCTCTGCTGCGCCAGGGCGTAATGCTTTCAACTGCGGGCATGGATATCCGCGAATCTGCGCAGATTATCTCTCACACAAAGGGAACTGGATCATCTGCCACAACTGACGATTCTGGTTATGCTGTTGGCGCAACTGTTATCACTCTAGCTTCTGCTGGTACTGGCACAATATTGGCTGGTGATGTGATCACTTTCGCTGGTGACACCAATAAATACGTTGTTGCATCTGGTGACGCAGACGTTTCTGGCGGTGGAACCATCACTCTGGCCGAGCCAGGGCTGAAGGTTGCGATTGCTGCATCTGCTACTGCCATCACTGTTGGCGACAGCTATGCAGCAAACATGGCTTTCAACCGATCTGCTATTGTTCTGGTTACTCGCGCACCAGCGCGGCCAGAGGAAGGTGATCTGGCTGAAGATGTCATGCTGGTGACTGATCCTCGATCTGGCATTACTTTCGAGGTGAGCATGTACAAAGAATATCGACAGGTTCACTTTGAAGTCGCACTGGCCTGGGGCGTTTCTGCCATCAAGCCAGAGCACATGGCTTTGCTAGTAGGCTAATTGTCTAAAACGGATATGCGGGTGGCGTTTGCTGCCCGCTTTCCTATTTGGTGAGCAAATATGGCGACTCTGATTGTCGAAGATGGATCAATCGTATCCGGTGCAAACACTTATGTGACTGTCGCTGAATTCACGCAGTTCTGTTCTGATAGAAATATCACCATTACCAGTACATACGGCGATGAATCAGAATTGCTAATACAGGCGATGGATTATTTCGAGCAGCAGCCATTCAAAGGCATCAAGTTCATTGAAACCCAGCCGCTGCAATTCCCGCGATCTGACTTCTACCTGGACGGATATCTGACTGATTCAGATGCAATTCCGCAGCTAGTCAAAGATGCGCAGATCACAATCGCAGTCTCAATCATGCAAGGGAATGATCCGCTCACTACTCTGGATCGCTCTGTGAAGCGCGAACAGATAGATGTGCTGGAAATTGAGTACATGGACAACGCCGGGCCATCCGTAATAATTCGCAGCATCAGCAACATTATGCGGAAATTGGTTGTCAGCAGTACAATGGGCAGCAGTTTCAGAACCATCAGGGTATAGATCATGGCGATCAACTACACTGCTCTGCAATCCACAGCTGAGAACCTGCTGCGGGACAATGGTCAAAGTATCACATTCAGTTATACCGGCGGCGCTATTATAGATCCGGCAACGGGCGTTGTGAGCGATTCTGGAACCACCGAAACTGTTACAGGGTATGGAATAGCCACAAACTTTCAAAACGCTGAGATCGACGGAGAAACAGTTCTGGCTTCTGATCTCAGGCTCATTGCGAATAACGTGGCAGAAGAGCCGAAACCGGATTGGACGGCTGTGGTCAACAGCAAAACCTGGCGCGTGATGAATGTTCAGCCAATTAATCCAGCAGGGACAAATGTGATCTACATTTGCCAGTTGAGAATATGAGCGCAGCAGAAAAAGACATAAATACGGCACTTTCGGTACGATTGAAGGCATTCCAGACCGCTGGAGAGCCGCCGATAGCGTATGAAAACACGCCGTATGAGCCGACCGAGGGCAGTCTGTATTTGCAGGAGGCGTTTCTGCCGAACATCAAGGCAATTGTCGGCGTTTCGCATACCAGTTCAGATGATTACGAAGGTATTTATCAGATTACTGTGGCCGATGGCCGAGGTGATCGCAGATTCGACGCCCAGGATCAAGCCAGGCTTTTATCTTTACACTTTCCGCGTGGCGCAGAATATACATATAACGGGGTGACTGTGAAAATTGTCCAGACTCGCGTCAACGGCGCGGTGATCGAGGATAATTGGTACAATGTCCCGGTCACTGTTGAATGGCGGGCTTTTGCATGAGTTTTGAATCTGATTGGCAGAAAGTATCGCAGAAACTGGACAGGGTTCTCAGTGAAGGCATCCGGGCGACTTTGTTTGAAGTTGGCACTGCCATAATCAAGGAAACTCCAGTTGATACTGGTCGCGCCAGAGGAAACTGGCAAGCCAGCGTAAATGGTGCTTCTGGGGGTGAATTGAGCAGAACTAGCGAAGGCGCTGCGATTGCTCAATTAAGCCAGGAAGCAAGCGCTGCGGTTGGTAACACTTTTTTCTTCACCAATAACTTGCCATATATCCGAAGGCTAGAATATGGCTATTCTGAACAGGCTCCGCAGGGGATGGTCAGACGCAATTTACAAAATTTTAATCGACTGCTTGCTAAGAATTTGAAAGCAGCCGCAAAGTAATTGATTTAATAGGAGCTATATCATGGCTATTCAAACATCAGCAGGCACAACGCTGGGATTATCTACAACTCTACCGACTACTTTCGACGATGATAGCGGTACTGGTTATCCATCTCTAACATTCACAACTGTGGGCGAGATCACTGAGATCCCTGCTTTCGGTTCTGTTTATAACTTGATCACTCACAATCCGCTTGGTGAGCGCCGGGTAACAAAGCGCAAGGGCTCCATCAATGATGGCACTCTGACTCTGACTTTCGCAGCAGATGCCGCTGATACTGGACAGGCAGCACTAAAAACTGCTCACACCAGCGACAGCGAAATCGCAATTGCTATCACATACCCAGATGGCGAAGATGATTATTTTACTGCTTTGATTATGTCTTTTCAGATCAACGCTGGCGGCTCAGACAGCATCAAGCAAGATACTGTGACGCTTGAACTGACTCGCGCACCAGTAAATGTCTCCGCTTAATAAAAAAGGTAATTAATTCATGGATTTGGCAAACATTGATCTGCAAGCTGCCGCAGAGAACGGCATCGACGTATCATTACAGCATCCCGCCACCGGAGACTTTTTGGTCGATGATGGCGGTGATCATTTGGTTATAACTGTTCTAGGCAAAGATAGCGAAGTTTGGCAGACCGCTGCGAAGCGAATCAACACCAAAAACGCCAATCGGTACAAGGGCAAAAATGTGCCAAACAGTGCGCTGGAAAATGCGTTGTATGAAATACTCAGCGAATGCACAGTAAAGTGGACTAAAAACATCGAGTTCGACGGCGAGGCACTGAAGTGCAACAAAGAGAACGCTTTGATGTTATATGAGAAGCGGAACTGGATTGCAGAGCAATTGGTCGAGGCAGCGGGGGATCGCGCCAGCTATTTTTTGAAATAACTTCACTGCTGGAACTATATGTCCGGCAGTGGGCCTGGTTGAATACCAGAGCCAAAGACCAGTCAAATCCTAGAATCGAGCATCTTGAGATAGACTCGATAAGCGAGCGGTTCCCAGATGTGGAGCCGTTTTCTTATCTGATTGATTTGCTTAGTCGCCTGGGAGTAGCCATCAACAATGGTTCAGGCGTCCAAGCAATAACATGGCAAGAGATGGATGCGTTCGTGCAGCGCACCAGAATACCCATCACATCATGGGAAGCTGAGACACTGAAACGGCTTTCGGCTGTGTATGCGGGTTCTGTGGTAAAATACGATAATCAAGACGCTCCAGCGCCATATCGCAATGCCGAAGAAACCAAGCGCATTGCAACATCGATGAAATCCGTACTACGGCAAGTTGTGATAAAGGATAAGCATGGATCTGGCCACGATACAAATCAAGGTTGATACCAGGGAGGTCAATTCTGCGAATGATGCAGTTGGCAAACTTGGAAAAACCGGGACAAAAGTCGGCAAAGACTTAAACGCTGCCAATGATGGCCTGGCCAAAAGTACCGGGCGCGTATCAACCGCCTACAAAGCCCT